TTTTTATCGGTAAGCATTTTCTTGCCTTTATATCTTGGTTCTTGATCGGAACCAGATGGGCAAGCAGCTTCGCCGTGAACTTCGCACATCACACCTTCATTGGTTTGATTACATGCAGCTTCATAAACTCCATCTTTCTGGAATTTATACTTTGAAGTCTTTTCACCACCACCCTTCTTACCCTTGAATGCAGCTTCTGCATCATATGGGTAATCATGAGTCTCAGTGTCATGTTTCTTTACAAAGGCAACGCCATCTTTAGCATTCCACTGATATAAATTCTTATCGTCAATATCTGGCGGAGCAACTGTAGTTTTATTTACTCCAGCGAACTGGCCTTTACCAGCAATATCTCTAAGTTTCTTCGCCATTATCCTCTTCCTCTGAGTTATCTATTTCTTGTTCTTGTTCTTCAGCATCATCTTCATATTCGACTTCTGGTTCGTAACCATACATCTGTTGAGCAATTTGTATTTTCTTATTCTCAATAGCTGTAGAGATACGATCAACAATCAAGTCATTAAATGCTGCTTCAAAATCTGTTGGCTTCTGATCTAATGCAGAAATAACTAAGTCATCTAATTCATATTTATTAACGTCAGTCATTTACATTCATCCTTTATTATTGTTCTGTAGCTCTAACAGAACCTCTTTGTACTAGTTCTGGATTCTTTGCTAATACTTGTACCGCTGCTTTATATTTTGCTTCATCTGCCATAGTTCTATTAGCCTTTGGCATTTTCTTCATTTGATCTACGATTATTTCAGCGTTTCTAACTTGTTCCATTTTTTGTGCTAGTTCTGGATCTTGACCTTGCGAACCTTCAACACCTGGTTGAAGTTGCTGTTCTTGCATACCTTGCATCTGTTGATTCTGCATTTCAGCTTGCTGTAATAACATTTCATTATTAATAATAGCTGGATTAATCCATCTGTTTTCGCCTTGATCCGCCATTTGTGATTCTGTATTGATTTGTTTATCGTTCTTTGCTATATCATCGTCAGACTGTTGAAGAACGTTTTTACGAACCCATTCATGACTGTAATACTTACCAACCATATCCTGAATATTTCTTGCTTGGTTTATACGACCTTCAAGAATTTCAGCGTCTTTAAGTTCTGTAAAATAGTTATCCTTAGCAAAGTCAAAACGAATATCGTCGACGATGTAATTCCAATCTTCAATAGTAGTAACACCCTTGAGGATTAGTTGTTTCTTCAACATTTCTAGGAATAGGTTTGAGAATCTTCCTCTCAAACGAATACAAAAACGATTAAACTTTAACTCGTCTCTTGTAATTTCTGTGGCTCTACCAACTGAAAATAGAGCGTCTGAATTAAGTCTTGACACTGGAACATTAAGCGCCTGTAAGAACTTCTTTTGAAAGTATAAAACGTCGTCCATCTGTCCCAATGTCTGACCGCCTGGTAGGGTAGTAACCTCCGTACCTCTACCACCTTCACGACGAGGTAGCCAGTAATCCTCTAGCATCGTCATGAATTTGCGGTCATCTCTAATGTCGCCTGTCTGGGCGTCATAGATTAATCTGTTTTTATGCTTAACCATAATATCACGAACGTACTGCTCTGCCTTCATCTTAGGCAGATTACCAACATCGATATACCAAATACGTCTTTCGGGCGCACGAGCAAGGCGATAAATCACTAAGGCGTCTTCCAGGGTGCGCAACTGGTTTAGCGGTTTAATAGCTTTATGCAGATAGGAAAGAACCATTGTGCCTTGATTGTCTGTTAGACCTGACACAACATGTAGAATAGAATCTTTAGCAATCTTTAAACCAGTAGTTGATGGACCGACTGCTTTATTACCGAAATTGAAACCTTTGTCGTTAAAGATAAAATATTCATTAACTGTTTTGGTAACAATTGCATCGCCTGGATTGTTGGCTTGAATTTTTTTCTTTTGAACTTCGCGGACTTTACGGATCTTTCTTGGATCAACGTAACGAACTTCTTTGATACCAGCTGATGGATTATTGTCATCAATAATAACATGATAATATAAACGACCATCAATATACCAGCGTCTATAAATTTCATATGCATATTTGTTGAAACCTAAAAGGTTCAAACAATGCTGAAACTCGTCTCTAATGATTTTTTTAATATTGTCTTTGACGTTTAATTGTTCTAGATTAATTTGAACAATATGTTCTTCATCAATTGAAATAGACTCATTGACAATTTCATCAACAGCTGCATCACATTCTGGTTGTAATGACATCTCACGATATTTTGTAACTAGTTCTGCTTCAGATCTTACTGTACCATCAAGATCAACATAAGTGCCAAAAGCACCACCTGCTGATACGACAACAGCACCATCGTCCGAGTCCTTTGGTGGAGCGAACGACGGTAGCTCTGGGTCTGGTCTTTTTTTTCTGAATTCGAAACCGAATAATTCTGCCATTTATTTCTCCAAAAGTTGGAGGGAGTTAACTCCCTCCATTCACATAGTTTAGTTTATTTAGACTATTGGTCCGATATCAGTTTGAGCGAGATATGGTGTGACTTTACCAGCTGTCTTGACTGAAGTGTCTTCAATTACTGGTAGCCAGTAATCGTAAGCAAAGTTTACAGTAAACTCTTCAACAGCGTTCTGCGAATCCCATCCTAGTGTAATGCCACTAAGCTGAGTTGGGAATGCACCAATTAGCTGATAAACACGAAGTACTTCGCCATCCTTAGCAAACTGTGTAACGTCAACAGCGAATGCTTTATATTGTTCAAAAGCAGCTTCTGGTAGACGAATATTTGTCTGCATCGTATTGATAGCATTCTGCCATGCTTCAAACATTGAACGTACAGAGAAATCTTCATCGTTCATTACTGTAATTGACCAATCAGCAAAAGATCTTTCGCCAGCCAACTTAATTCTACGACCGAAATATGGAACTTCAATCTGAGAAATTGTTGACTCTGGTAGCTCTGCTGCTCTACAAGTGAAAACTAGCTTTTTAAATGCTTCAGGATTCAATGGTAGAGTAGGAGGCGGTGTTATTTGGACTTGGAAGAGGGAGGGGCGAGCGCCCCCCCATGGTAGTCCATTTACTTTAAAAGAGTTAATATTAAAAGCCATCTATTTTACTCCTAGAATATTTTATCTATTTATTAAAACTTACCGATAACTTCAGAGAACTGAACACCAGTTGGAACAGCAACGAAGTTAAGCTGGATAAAGTTAATGCTTCTAGCAGGTTTAATATAGATGTCTCCAACAAACTGATTGCTGTCAATAATTTGTGGAGTGTTGTTTGTATCATCACATACAACATAGAAATCAGTAATACCACGACGACCTTTAATAGTGCGTAGATATGGTGTTACAAGGTTTCTAAACTGTGCTCTTGTGAAAGCATCGTTGAATTCGAACAACTGATACTTAGCTGCAGTAGCAATTGCCTTTTCAAGAACAATAAACAATCTGCGAACATTGATACGATCAAAGGCAGATGGCTTGTCCTGTAGGGTTTTATCTCCATATAGAACAGTTCCCTGACCTGGGAATGTTACAACAGGATTGATACCGTTACTATAAAGAATGTCGCGCTCTGCTTTGCGTGGATTGAATGCTAGTTTTACTAGATTCTTAATTTGACCACGGTTGAAACCAGCTGGCGACCACCAAGCGTCATTAGTAGTATCTGTTCTTGCGCAGATACCAGCAATGTCACCGTTTAGTGGAACCCAACGATAAACGTCATTATAACGATCATATTGATACTTATAACCTGAATCCATGATAGCGTATGAAGAACTATTAAGAGATCCTCTCCATGCTTTAAGATCCACAGCTTCGTCGCCGACGTTATTAAGGACTGTTGAACGATCAGGAGATACTAGAACCACACAATCTCTTCTAGAATTGACTATGTTATCGATTAGATAATTAGCCAACTGGAAATTATTGACTGTTCTTCCACCTACTGCAGTAGTTCCGCCAATAGGCTTTCCTTGGATAACTAGAGAAATATCGATATCCTCGGCTGACTGGAATAGATCATAAGCTGAACCTAGGATAGCAATTGTTGCTGATGATTCATTAAGACCGTCAGCTCCATGAGCAAGGGTTATATTAGCAGGAGCAGTAGCTGATGAAGAAACTACATTTAGTGCTGATGCAGAAGGAGCAATACTACGGTCATTAGCCCAACGAATATAATTAGAATTCTGATTAATTACGTCTTTGTAGTAATTACCAGTTCCATCATTATTCTTGCCATCAGTAGCACGTGATAGACCTCTATAAACCTCAAGAATTGTTCCTGGTGTTCCTGAGAATTTTCCACCATCATCAACAACTACGACGTGAAGTTCGTCTTGTGCAGAAGTGTTACCATTGGCTAGTACGAAATCAGACTGACCTGGTGCAACGTCTACGACATTGAAGAATTCCCAATAACGATCAATAGTATTGCTGACAAAATCAGTTCTTAGTCTGTAAGAATCTTCAAGATTAATTCTGACTACAGTGGTGTTTGCCACTAGAGTTGAATTTGCACCAGAAGTAGTAGTTAGATCAATTTCATCGCCAAATGGTGTTAGCGATAGTTTTAATCCAGAAGAATTAGCCTGAATTACATGGTAGTTAATACCCTGTGTTAGACCGGTAATTTGACTGTTTCC